GTGGCATGGACTCGACGGGAAGGGCGTGGCGGAATGCCAACGGTCGTATGATTATATGATGGTTGAGATGGAAGGCAAAGCCTCTCATCAAGATGATTTCCGTCGTCATCTCCCGTTGGCATACATGACCACGTTTTCGTTCGCGATGAATTTCCGTGATTTCGTGAAGTTCATCCTTGCGCTCCGGAGAGAAAAGCTGAAGCTGTTCGATGAAGTCGCGAATGAATTGCTCACTGCTGTTTGGCGCAAGAATTATATCATTCACGATTGGGCAACGATCGCCTCGAATGAAAAGTGGTACAAGGCCGGGCCGCTGAACCCATTGCCCTTGAACCATGCACCTTCAGGCCGGGTCGGGGATTTCATCTACATTGAATCCACCATCAGCTTCAACCTCCGTGCTCAGCTGATCCGTCACAGGGCATTGCAGGTGAAAGACACGCTTTGGATTTATTTCACGCCGGACAAAATGACGTTCACTATGGCGCACAGCCTGACGGCGCAAATCATGATGCCCATCGACTTCGCCGAAGACCTCGTGCGCAAGCGGTCATGCTGGATTGCGCAGACGGATCTTTGGGAGCCGATCGTTTCTCAGCTCCTGACCATCCTCGGCAAAGACAAAGTTATGTTGCCTTGCGATGACGGAAAATGCCGTTTCATTCGCGACAATGATTTGAGGAAAGCGGGCCATGATCCATCGCCCCCTTGCCCAGTGCTTGCGAAGATTGAAAAGGAAAAGATGCTCCCGGCCCATGCCGAAGAAGCAAAAACTTATGCCGCTCGTCGGCCCCACACTGACTTTTGGATGAAGGTGATTCAAGATGCTTGATGATTACGATATTTATCTCGCTGGCCCATTTTTCAATGATGCTCAAAAGGCTCGCATGGACCTCGCCAAATCGATCCTTGTTGAAGCAGGATTGACCGTGGCCGATCCGCGAGAGCTCGGGCCGATCATTGTCGACACAGCGAATCATGTGAAAACGCCAGAATTTTTCACTGAGATTTTCGATGGCAATATTGAAGGAATGAAAAATTCATTCATCATGGTTGCATCGATTGATGACAAAGACACTGGAACCGCATTCGAAATGGGCTGGGCTTATGGGACAGGGATGATCCTTTTTTCATTCGCGTTCGATGGCGGAAAAACGAACGTGATGCTTGGGCAAGCGGTCGACGGACATTTCACTTCGGTCGAAGAATTCAAACAATTTTTTACCTCAAATGTTGAAGAAATTAAAAACCGTAAAAAAACTCGATTTTTTAGCGATTGGGCGGTTGTGGCGAATTTCGGCGCATTGAAGAAAGCCGAGGCCGATGAATAATCATCCGAATAAAAACCGTTGCATTGTGTTCGACATTGACGGAACGATTTCGGACGCAACGCATCGGCTTCAATTCGCATACATGAAAGAGTGGGACAAGTTCAATGAGCTTGCCTCGCAGGATCCAGTCATTGTGAAATTGGCGGATTTTATGCGCTCGATAAATTGGATGACAAATGTTATCCTTTTCACCGGGCGCAGTGAAAAATATCGTTATGTCACACTCGACTGGCTGAAAGATGCAGAACTCGATGCGTCTTTCGAAGAGTTACTCATGCGTCCGGACAATGATTTCCGTCCAGACCATGAAGTGAAAATCGAACTGCTCGAAAAGCGGTTCGGTGGAAAAGAAGGGGTTATGAGAAGCGTCTGGTTTGTGGTCGATGACCGCGACCAAGTCGTCGAAGCCCTGAGAAACTATGGACTGACTGTTCTTCAACCCGCCAATGGAGGTTATTAAACTATGGCAAATGTACCTGATATGCTGCGCTCTGCAGCCAAGCTCTATGAAGACCGTAACAAAATTTACGGTGATAACTACAAGCGCTTCGGCCCGGCCCTGAATGGGCTCCTCAACGGGGTTGCGCTGAGCACTCCCGACGACTTCAATCGCTTCGGGATCCTCGTTCAAATCTTCTCAAAAATCTCGCGCTATTGCAATATGTTCGACAAAGGTGGTCACAATGATTCTCTGGACGATATTGCGGTTTATGCTATGATGTTGAAAGAATTGGACTCTGGCGCAAAGGTGAATAAGATAACCGATGAAATCAGCTCGGCGATGATGCCGAAGGTTTCCGTTTTCGCAAGCAACCCATTGCTCAACACACCCACGGCAGAAGACCAATGAGAACGCTTGTGCTGGATACTGAGACGACCGCTCTCATAAAAAATAAGCTCCAGCCTCTCGACCGTCAGCCACGGATCATCGAATTCTTCGCACTGTCTTTGGACAGTGCGGGGGAGGAGCTGGACACATTCAGTTATCTTTTCAACCCCGGAATAAAGATCGATGAAAAGATAACAGAAATCACAGGCATAAAACAAGAAATGCTGGATGACCAAAAGCCATTCAGTTCAATCGCTCAACACATTCTCGAGGTTATTGAGGTTCACGACGAAATCGTTGCGCACAATATGTCTTATGATAAGGCGGTGATTGATTTCGAGATGAAGCGCCTCGGCAAAAAGGTTCGGTGGCCCGAGCTGATTTGCACTGTTGAATCGACGGAATACATGAAAGGCCACAGAATGAATTTGCGTTCATTGCATGAATTCCTTTTCGGGGAGCCATTCGAAAATGCCCATCGTGCAGAAAATGACGTTCGGGCAACAGCGAAATGTTTTCTTGAATTGAGGAAGATGGGTGTGGTTTAATCATGCGTATAAGAACGGGTTACTCATTCCGCAATGCGGTGGGGATGATTGAAGATGTTATGTCGCGGGTTCAAGAAGTTGGGATGAAATATGCGCCGATCTCGGACAGAGCCTCGACGTTCGGATTTAATCGTTGGACCAAGCTCGCCAAGAAAGCGGGTCTGCAACCGATATATGGGGTCGAAATTGCCGTCACATCCTCCCTCAATGCAAAAAAGCCAGTGGTCGATCACTGGACGTTTTTTGCTCAAGATGACATACGTGTCATCAATGAATTGCTACATCTTGCGACCAATCAGTTCCGCTACGAACCCCTCCTCACCTATGAACAAGCCATGGGTGTCCGAGGCTGCACGAAAATCACTGGCAGCCGCGCTCTATTCGAACAATTTGAACCAAGGCCTGATATCTATGTGGGCCTCAGTCCCTCCGGATCAAAAGGCTTCATTTCGTCAGCCGCCGAACTCGGCCACCAATTCATCGCATGTTCCGACAATAAGTTCATTCGCCCAGAAGATGAAGGATTTTACGAAGTTCTTATCGGGATGGGGGCTTCTACCCAAACTTACCCCCAATGGATCCTCGATGAAGAAGAATGGCGCAAGTCCGTCAAACGAATTGCCACGCCTGAGCAAATCGAAACGGCCCTAGCTAACGCTCAGAAGGCGCAGGAGGGCTGCACTGCGAAGCTGAGGGCCGGAACCCTTCTCGCGCCGCCTCGCCCGTCCACGCTCCTCGAAATGTGCAGGGAAGGCGCATTCAAGCTCGCCATCGACCTGACGGATGAAATTTATTCCGCCCGGCTCGAGCGAGAGCTGAAACTCATCGCGGAAAAAGAGTTCGAGGATTATTTTTATATCATCGCGGACGTGATGAAATGGGCACGTCAACAAATGATTTGCGGTCCGGCCCGTGGTTCATCGTGCGGGAGCCTTGTTTGCTACCTCCTCGAAATCACCACGATCGATCCGATAAAATACGATTTGTTGTTTGAGCGCTTCATCGACATAACCCGCAACGATTTACCGGACATTGATTTGGACTTTTCGGATCAGAACCGTCATTTAGTTTTCGAATATATGGAGAATAAATATGGGAAGGAACGAGTCGCTCGACTGGGAACTGTTGCGTTATATCGCCCACGTTCAGCAATTGATGAAGCAGGAACTGCGCTGGGTATTCCAAAATACCTCTGCACTCGAGTCCTTGACAGCCTCATCATTCGATCTTCCGGAGACTCTCGAGCAATGCATACGCTTGAGGACACATTTACGTCGACTGCTGCAGGAAAGGAGATTTTGGAAAAATATCCAGAGATCCTTATTGCCACCAAAATGGAAGGCCACCCTCGACACTACTCGCAACATGCAGCGGGAATTGTTGTTACTGCAGATCCAGTCACTGATTACGTGGCTGTCGACGCTCGCACGGGAGCAACTCAATGCGACAAAAAAGATGCAGAAGAACTTAATCTACTTAAAATCGATGCCCTTGGGCTCACGCAACTTTCCGTTTTTGAAGATGCCCTCCTCTTGGCCGGAAAAGACATCCATTTTCTCGAGCGTGTCCCGCTGGATGACAAGCCTTCTTTCGAGGTGATCAATAAAAAACAGTTCTCCGGCATTTTTCAGTTCAATGGCCCAGCATTGCAGTCGATCTGCAATCAGATCAAAATTGAAAACCTCGAGGACATCATCTCCGTGACTTCGCTCGCTCGGCCCGGCCCGATGGCTTCCGGCGGAACGAACGAATGGACAAAGCGGAAAAATGGCAAGGCGGTCGAATATCCTCATCCCACGTTTGAACCATACCTGAAAACCACGCTGGGCATGGTCGCTTATCAAGAGCAGGTCATGCAAATCTGCCGCGAAATCGGCGACATGAGTTGGGAAGATGTTTCGACGCTCCGCAAGGCAATGAGCAAATCGCTCGGCAAAGAGTTTTTCGATCAATATGGCAACAAATTCAAAGAAGGTGCCATGCGGCGCGGAATGTCCGGCCCGATGCTGGACAAAATTTGGGACGATCTCTGCGCATATGGAGCTATGTGTTTCAATCGCTCGCATGCGGTGGCTTATGGGATCATATCCTATTGGTGCGCATACATGAAGGCGCATTTCCCTCTCGAGTTCGCCGCAGCCACGCTGACGCATGAGCCGGATCCCGCGAAACAAATTAAAATCCTCCGGGAAATGAATGAAGAAGGAATCGAATACATTCCGGTCGACCGCGAGCTTTCCGTGGACAAATGGACGGTAGGCTGGAAAGATGGCAAAAAGGCACTCGTCGGCCCGGTTCAAAACGTGCGCGGCATTGGGCCGAAAATGGTTCAGCAAATCATGGCTTCGCGAGTCAGGGGTGAACCTTTGCCAGCGAAAGCGGAAAAGATGCTTGCCCATGCGACGACCGAGATCGACAGCTTATGGCCCATCCGCGATGCTTTCAATCGGATCATGCCAGATCCTTCGGAGCGAAACATTTTCACGCCGCCCACAAAAATTATTGACGTGGTGACGAAGGGCTACGACTACGATGTTCTCGTTTTTTGTACGCCCCGGCAAATTAAGCCGCGCGATGAAAATGAAGCCGTGAACGTGGCCAAGCGCGGCGGCAAGGAGGTCGTCGGGCCCACGCAATCGCTGAACCTCACGCTCGCCGACGACACGGATGTCATTTTCGGGAAGGTGGACAGGTTCCAGTTCGAGCGAATGGGCAAAGAGTTCATTGATCGAGGCAAGCCGGGCAAAGCGCTCTACGCGATAAAAGGTCGGGTTCCGCCCGACTTCCGGATGATCCGGGTTTCACAAATACGTTTCATTGGTTACACTGACGATATAGAGGACAAAGAAAATGCGCATCAAGTCACTGAATGATATTCCTGCGGTCGCTTCCTATTTGAAAAGGATCGGGGCCGAGCCACGCTCTCTGCGCACAGCGGTGGTGAGGGAAAACAAAGGCCCATATTGGGAGGACATCGCGGTCATCTTTTTTGAGCAAAACGGAACGGTGAAAGCGCCGGACAACTATGCTCCCACGGAAAAAGAAAAGCTCGCCATCGAGGTCGATTGCCAAAGCGTTCAATGGCCCCAGATCCGTTTGCTTAAAAATGTGGTCGATTTGCCGGATGAGGTGAAAAAACTTCCGCCACGCAACGTGTTCGAGTTCCGGAACCTGAACGATGAAATCATCATGCTTCAAACTCGCGTCGATCTCGGCGAGGGCGAAAAGAAATATGTCCCGTGGACCTATTGGGACGATGGCCAATGGCGCAAGATGGAAAGCGAAGGGCCGCTTCCGCTTTGGGGCATTGATCAGCTGAAAAACAACACGACCGTTTTCATTCATGAAGGCGCGAAAGCCGCACGCGCCATGCGGGAAATGGTCGAGGGCAAATCGCCAGAGATGAAAAAGAAGCTCGCCGCGCATCCATGGGGCGAGGAGCTTTCCGCCGCCGCGCACATCGGTTGGATCGGAGGAGCGCTGAGCCCATCCCGCACGGACTGGACAATGCTTCAAAAATTGGGGGTGAAACGTGCATACATTGTATCTGATAATGACGCGCCCGGCATTGCGGCGGTTCCTGCGATCTCTTTCCATCTCAGAATACCAACTTTTCACGTGCAGTTTACTTCAGAGTGGCCGCAGGGCTTTGACCTCGCCGATGACTTTCCGAAAGTTATGTTCAAAACCGTGGAAGGACGCGAGTATTATACTGGTCCATCGTTCAGAAGCTGTCTGCATCCTGCTACTTGGGCGACCGACCAGATCCCTAACCCTCGCGGCAAACCATCGATCGTCCTTCGTAAGAATTTTAAAGAAATGTGGACATATGTCGAAGAGGCCGACCTTTTCGTTTGCACGGAAATGCCGGAAATAATTCGAGCCGAAAACATCATGAACAAAATGCTTTCGGCATTCAGCAATACGAATCAAACGTCTCAGCTGATCGTGAAGGCATATAACGGGCGCTCCGCGAAGCTTTGCTACCGTCCGGACATAAAAGGCAAGATCGTGACGGACAGCACGACCTCCGCGATCAACCTCCACACCCCAACCCATGTGAAAAGCAAGCCGGGCAATGCGGAACCTTTTCTCGAATTCATGCGTTATATGTTCCCGAATGACAGCGAGCTGAAAGAAGCGCTCCGTTGGTGTGCAACGCTCATTGCGCGGTTGGATGTCAGAATGGAGTATGGGCTCCTTCTCGTCAGCGAACGCCAAGGCGTGGGCAAAACCACGCTCGGGAGCTCCATCCTCGGCCCATTGGTGGGGATGCAAAACGTGGGCTTCCCGACTGAAAATCAGATCGTTCAGTCCGAGTTCAATGGTTGGCTCGCCAACAAGCGCCTCATCGTGATCAATGAGATCTATTCAGGCCATAGTTGGAAAGCATACAACAAGCTGAAGTCTGCGATCACCGACAAAGAGGTCGAGGTGAATGAAAAATACCAGCGGCCCTACATCATCGAGAACTGGTGCCA